TACACGGCAAGAAAGTTTTATGTTGTGAAAGGAATTGATAGAGATAACGCTGAACATGGTGTTAAATTTTGGAGATTCAAACATAAATACACAGGAGATGGTGTTATGGATAAATTAATCCCAATCCTTAAAAGAAAAGGAAACATTATGGATCCTAGAACAGGTAGAGATATCATTATCAATACGGTTCGTAATGAAAAAGGTTGGAGTGTTGTAACTTCTATTATGTCTGAAGATGAAGGAATACTATGTGATCCTAAATCAGCAGAAGCAAAAGAATGGATGAAAAACACCGAAACTTGGAGAGATGTTTATGCTGTAAAATCAGTTGAGTTTGTAACTATTGTGGCAGAACAAAAGACACCTGTATGGGATTCAGAACAAAAGAAATATGTTGCTGAAGAAGATAAGGAAGAAAAAGAGACTGCATCATTAGAAGAGGAAATCAATATGATGGGATCTATGGATGAAGATGATTCGAAAGAATTAGAAAAAGAAGTAGAAACAACAGCATTGGAAACTGCAGGTGGTGCATCTGAAGATGAAGATGATGACGAGTTGCCATTTTAATTAAGGTTTTATGGCTAAGACACCCATCAAAAAGAAAAAAGGATCCACAGATTTCGCCTCTATTAGGAAGAAATACTCCACAAGTTATAAGTACAAAGAACAAAGGTACTTTGACTGTGGTGAACCCTTCCAAAAGGCGACTGGTGTTCCAGGACCAGCAATGGGACAAATCAATATGTTTTTAGGACATTCTGATACAGGAAAAACAACTGCATTGGTTCAGGCGGCTATTGACGCACAGAAGAAAGGGATTTTACCTATTTTTATTATTACAGAGCAAAAGTGGAGTTTTGAACATGCGAAGTTAATGGGTTTACAAACTGAATATGTGGAAGATGGTGATGAGGCTTATTGGGATGGGTTTCTATTGTATAAACTAGGTTTTGATTATATAGAAGAGGCTTTCCAATATGTAACTGATATTTTAGATGCACAGAAGAAAGGTGAGATACCACATGATATTCTATTCTTATGGGATTCAATTGGAACAATACCTTGTCAAATGAGTTTTGATGGTAAAGGTGGTAACCAACATACTGCGAGAGCAATATCAGAGAAATGGGGTATGGGTCTAGCTCAAAGAATAACTTCTTCGAGAAAAGAAAAAGAACCATATACTAACTCTATGATATTTGTTAACCAACCTTGGGTAGAAATACCTGATGGATTTGGGCAAAAACCAAAAATACAACCTAAAGGTGGTCAATCAATTTACTTATCTTGTGCTTTAGTATTCCTATTTGGGAATCAGAAGAGTGCTGGTGTATCTAAATTGAATGCAGGTGCCGAAGGAAGAAAGGTAAACTTTGCCATTCGGACAAAGGTTGGCATCCACAAAAACCATATGAATGGTTTAGGTTATGCTGATTGTAGAATATTAGCAACTACACATGGATTTATAGAAGACAGTAAAGACTCAATTGACAAATATAAATCTGACTATAAAGATTATTGGTCTGGTGTATTTGAACAGGCAGGTGCTTCGGTAGACTCTTTTGAATTAGAAGAGGAAGATGTTATTGAAGCTGAAGTTGACTATTCTGACGATTAATTAATCTTATTGTTAAACCCTTTCAAGAAATGAATTGTGGAAAAACCCCCAAAGAAAAAGTATAAACATACATTATTAGTAGACGGTGATGCGCTGATTAAAACAGCGTATCATGGTGCTAAAAACCTTTATTATAAAGGGGAACACATTGGGGGTATTTTCCAATTCTTTTCATTGTTACGAAAAGTTATTGTGGAAAATAGGTTTGATAAAGTGTTCATCTTTTGGGATGGACAATTTAGTGGGAGATTAAGATATGATATCTATCCCCAATACAAAATGAATAGAGATAAAGATTTCTATTTAGAAAGAGAACCATCCGATCCAGATTTATTTTTACAGAAAGAAAGAGTTAAGTTATATGCTGAAGAATTATTCCTGCGGCAATATGAGGATTATGTTTGTGAAGCTGATGATAGTATTGGTTACTATTGTAAACAAATGGGTGACGATGAGAAAGTAGTCATTCTTACTAATGATAGAGATATGTGTCAACTTATTGATGATAGGGTGGCAATCTATATTATTAATAAGAGAACAATAGTTTCAAAAAACAATTATCAAGAACATTTTTCACACCACCACACTAACTCCGGTTTGATTAAAATCATTACTGGTGATGCTAGTGATAACATCAAGGGTATTAAGGGGGTGAAGGAAAAAACTTTACTAAAATATTTTCCTGAATTAAGTGAAAAAAAATTGACATTGACAGAGATTTTCAGTAAGATTGATGTTATACAAAGTGATAGGAAAACAAGATTAAAAACGTTAGATAACATTTTAAATGGTGTTACGATTGGAGTACAAAAAGATAAGTTATATGAGATTAATGAGAAAATAATAAGTCTCAAAAACCCACTAATAACTGAGGAATGTAAAACCAACCTCGACACCTTAATTGAATCTCCAATGGATCCTGAAGATAGGAATACAAAAAACGTATTGGGTATGATGATAGAGGATGGCTTTGTTATGGCGATACCTGGAGGTAGAGATGGTTATATATCATTCCTACAACCATTTTTAAGTATTATTAAAAAAGAGAAAAAATATTTTAAACAAAATTTAATAAATTAAAAATTATGATAAAAAAGAAGTATGAAAACTTGCCGTTTGAATTCTATTTAAGAATTAATGGAAATGAAAGACCAATTGTAGGGAGAAACTTTGGTATTAGAGGATATAACTCACAATCACTTAAATCAATGGATTTAAAATATTGTATTGATGAAATAGTATCATTAATAGAGTTACAATTTAAACATAAATCAGAGGATTATCTTTATAAATATTACAACCCACATGAGTTACAGCTTTCTGATGATATTGATAGAAGAGATATATTTGAAAATGAAGACATTTTTACTTTTGAGATAAAAGTTTTTGGTAAAAAAGTTGCAGAGAAAATGTTTAGTGGTAATTGGTACCCACCAAAGGTTAGATATGATGTAGATATTAGAGGGTTAATCCCTAAAATCATCTCCTTAATACAGGACGCATTTAGTGAAAAAGATTTGTCTAAAGAATATGCGGGAATAGCACTTTAAATGATATTTATTAATAACAAACATTTTCAAAATTATGGCAAAAAAAGATAGTAAAAATTTAGGATTTCTGGGGTATGGGTTTCAAGTAAAATTATTAAAACAAGTGGTGGAAGATCATAAATTTTCTGAAACTATTATAGAAATTTTAGACCCACAATATTTTGATAATGAATATTTAAGATTATTAACTGCAAGTGTTAAAGATTATCATGAGAAATATGAGACAATTCCGACATACGGTACTATCAAACAAGTAGTAAAGAAGGAAATCAAACGAGAAATTGCTATTGAATCCGCTATTGCTATGGTTGATGAGATTGAAAAAACGGATAATGTGGATTGTCTCCATATTCAAGATACTGCAATTCAATTCTGTAAACAACAAGAGCTCAAAAAAGCTACACAAAAAATTCAAAAGATAATGGATTCGGGAGATTTCGATCGTTATGATGAGTGTGAGGAAATTATGAAGAATGCTCTTATGATTGGTTCAGAATCAGATGAAGGTATTGATGTTTTCCACGCTATTGAGGAAGTGTTGGCTGATGATTTCAGAAAACCAATCCCAACAGGGTTAGTAGGTTTAGATAATCTTATGGATGGTGGTTTGTCAAAAGGTGAATTAGGGGTTATTCTTGCCCCATTCGGTGTGGGTAAAACCACATTAGTTACAAGAATGGCGAACACCGCATATAATTTGGGTTATAATGTCGTTCAAATATTCTTTGAGGATAACCCAAAAGTTATCCAAAGAAAACATTACACTTGTTGGTCAGAAATTTCATTGAATGAGTTATCTGAAAGAAAAGAAGAAGTAAAAGTTGTTTTGGGTAAAATGAAAGACAGAAAAGGTAATCTTATATTAAAGAAGATGCCTAGTGATGGTACGACAATGCCACACATCAAACAATATTTAAGAAAACTTACATCAACGGGTATGAAACCCGATATCATATTCTTAGATTATATTGATTGTGTGGAGGCCACTAAACAATTTAAGGATGAATATTCTGGTGAAGGTCCAATAATGAGACAATTTGAAACTATGATTTCTGA